CCTGCCATAATTGTTTACCTCGTATTAGTTAGTATGTTTAAAATATATTTCGTATGTTTTTTACTACTCATAATTAAGTATACAACTTCAATGTATATATGTATAGACAAGATTTCTATTTTTTGATCTTTTTTTCAATTATTTTTGAAATTTTGTTTTTCTCAAATTTTAGAAAAGGCTCGTACTTTTTACATAAATCTCTTACTTCCTCATATATGGGGTCAGTAAATACTTTGTCATATTGATTAAAAAAAGACAACAAGGAATTTATACAAACTATAGTTTCTAATGAAATGTTTTTTTGTAGGAATGAAATTACAATCGGTGGGTGAGTATCACTTCTATTATCTATAGTGAAATAATTATTAAATTCTTCTTGTGTCCAATCATTCATAAAACTAGTCTCATCATCAATCAAATACGATAGCGACTCTACTTTCCTTTTCCATTCAACGTAAGTTTTTTCTGATTGCTCAGATAACAATTCTCCTATCCAACCTATCTTAGAGTTTACTACAAAATTAGACACAAGATAATCTGTTAATACTTTCCCTTTTGTTTTTCCCAACTTAGCAAAAAAAATCTTATCTTTTCTTTTTAAAAAAGAATTATAGTTTGCTCTTGTTTTCCCATTATATTTAAAGTAATCATAACTTTTCATTGAAAAGTGATTTCTAATCGCCATATACGCTTTGTATGTTTCAAAAGCATTCACACTAAAAACTCCTCTAAAGTAGAAAGTTCTTTTCTCTGCTCCTCAAAAGATTTATTATGAATTTTATTGTGATTAGCATTGTCATTATATTTCATAGTTTTGTAAGCATGACAACTAGCACAAAGAGTTTGTAAATTAGTAATTTTATTATTACTCGCATCTCCATCTATATGGTCGGTCTGCAATTGACACATATCTTGTATTTCATAGTTGCAAGTAAAACCTAAACGACCATCAGCATTTTCGCAAAAAGTTTTTCTGTGCTGTTTCCATTTCCACTCTCTTATTGTGTACGCTTGTTTATGGTGATAATCGCACTTATTTCTAAATTTAGGAAAACCTGTTGGTGAATATCTACCAGTATGTTGACCTTTTCTTTCACAACCAGGCACTATGCATGTAGGTCTATGTTCTTTTGGAACGCTGTATTTTTTCATAATATCACTTTATTGGAAGTTTAGCTTTGTTTTTGTTAATTATCAATCTACTTTTAATCGCTTCAGTTTCAAGTAAAGATTTCATCTTTGATGGTATCAAAGAGGCGGCTGTTTCTACCTCAATGCCTTTTTGTTCACAGAACAAAAGGATAGAATCTAGCATGGTGATAGGTTGTTTATCTCTATAAATTTCCCTTACTCCTTGTTCAAATTCTTTTTGCGTTAAAATATTTAAACTCATTTATTCACCTTTTTTTCATATGTTCTTACGACTCTTTTGCCTTCAAAGTCTACAAACTCTACTTGAATTACATTTTGATTATTCTCTTTGAATCTCTCAGGAGTTTCTTTTGGAATAATAAAATACTCATTCTTACTATCGTTTTTTACAACCATAAAAACTCCCTTACCCAAGTGAATCTAGTGTTTGTAGAAACCCATCTTATATCTCCCATTTTTTTATGAGGTTGCATATTTAAAAGAAACCAGTTTTTCTTTTCTGAAAAACGCACATTTTCAGAAAAAGATAAAATACGAACTACAAGTCCTGTCTCCTCTATCTTTGCCATAACAAATGTATTTTCAAATTTCAAGTTATCAATTGCTCCTACAATTTGTGATTCATAATTTTTACCTAAATCACTATCAATTTCATATTCACTTTTTACTTCTTTAAGTCTGCGAATGACTTCTCTTCCTGCAATCTTACGGTAGAGTTTGTTTCTATCCATACATGGGCTCCGCATGACAAAGGTTTATCTGGTGAATACACCAATTCACTAGGTCCATCTATACTAACTCTTTTCGCATAACGATTTTTACTTCCTTGTTTTACAGTAAAGACAGGCTCTTCCAAACCTTTCTTTTTATTTGAACGTATGATGTGTTGGTTAACGTGTATTTTAGTTTTCAAAATATTCCATATGTTTTTAACATTATTAAAGTTGTGCTTGTTGCAATAGTTGAAATGGCAACTGTGTGTATGATTTGACAAATTTTATCCCTCATAGCACCCCATAAGTTCTGAGCATTATTAGTGATGTGTTGATTGCAACACAAGTAACTGAGAATGCACTAATTGTTAAACAAATTTTTTGATACATTACTTCTCCTATTTTAAATTAACTTTTCATAACGATAGAAAATGTGTAATCCTATTTGTGCTACTTTAGTCATCTTCTTTGCTTTTGCCCATCTTGGTTGAACATAGACAGCATGATAGTGTGTCGAACCGTTTGTTATATCAAAAGCATCATTTCTATTATATCTTAATAAGATGTTTTCTGCAAGTTTATAAATTTCAGCGTAAACTTTTTTATTTTTTGGAACATCTGATTTGCCGTCACAAAACCATGAGAACTGACAAATTCCTTTCCATCGTTGGGTAACTACTTTTTCCATTGTATTAGGATAATGTTTACTTTCAATTCGATTTATAGTTACATGTGCCACAGCTAATTGTCCTGCAACAGGTTCATTTCTAGCTTCATGGTAAATATTCATCGCTAACCATTCAACGTCTTTTTTATAAAACTTTTTAGCTTCAACTACACCTGTAGAAAATACAGCACAGAATAGAAAAATAAACCAAAGAACATTTTTCGTTTTTTCTCTCATAGAATCTCTCCTACTTAAAAACTCGTTTGTTATTTATAAAAACAGGACTAAGATTTTAGTCCTGTTTCCCACATTTAAATTTTACTCTCCCTTGTGACCTTCAACAAAGATGTTTCGTCCTGCTTTTCCAAATTTAGCTTTTTGATTACCTCTAGCAAATATGGCACCTTTAGAAGCCCAAGTCCTATGTTTAGGATTTACTTCAGGAGTTTCATAAACTGTAACTTTACGACCTTGGTCGTCATAGTATACATCGAGAATTGCAGGTAGTTTTTTTCGCTTCGCATTCATAATAAACCTCCAATGTTGTTGACACTCACAATATTAAACTACCCCTCTAACAATGTCAAGAGGGGTCTGGTAGTTCTTCAAACATAACATTAGTTACTTTTGATATTAAAAACTCAAACTCAGCTAGTATTTTCTGCCTAGCATTAAACGAATCAGTCACGCTAAGAGGTTCGCCTGCATAGTTTTTCATAGGCATATCTAAACCTTTGTCTAATAAACTTTGAAAAACTGACACTTCCATGTTTAGAAGTTGTTCATTAGTAGCTTTTTCGTTTTCGCTAGTCTTACGAATTATGCAACAATCTCTTGCTCTATCAACAGAGTCAATATTTGCAATGTCGTAAAACTCAGTCATCTTCATAGATAAAACTTTATCATAAAGATTTTCTTTGATAGCTTCGTTATACTCGTTTGACATTAAATCTCCTTAAAAATATTGTTGTTAAAATAAGTATATCAAATTAACAAGAGATGTCAACAGTTTTTTTAAATAATGAACAAATTAGGTCTTAAAAAGAAGCAATTCATATTTTCGTTGTTTTTTTGCGACTCTAAAAATGAAGTTTTCTTCAATCCCTCATTTATAGCGTTTGCCAGATTCTCGTTACCTGCAAATAGTGATGCTCCTGCTATAATTTTAGCTAAATCAAGTATTGAGTATGTGTTTGCCCAAGAAACATCACTTTCATACATATTGCAAAAAATGTCATGCTCCTCTTTATGACCCACAAAAACACCATTATTATCTAATCCGCTTCTGACTAAATGGTTGTAAAAAGGATTTGTGGGTGTTGGTAAATATCTTTTAGTTCTGCTTACAACAACTTTGCCATGATAGTCATAATTAGGAATCTTTAGCCAAGGTTGATTTAAGAATTTTGAATAATCATCTTTCACATCAAATGCTACAAAATAACTTTCTGCAATTGATTTACCGCAAGAATAAATTACATCACGAAATTTATCCAAATTAAAATCTATTTTTTCTTCTCCAGTCCAAGAAACTTTTGCTTCAACGTAATCTTGAGTATTCAATAGTGTAATTAGTTTATTAGCTGATGCCTCACCTAATTTATTTTCATTATTGTTTGGGTCTATTTGATTGAGGTGTAAATATAATTTACCTCCACCTTGATATTTTATAAAAGGTAAAGCCCAAATAATATCTCCCATTTTTCCTGAGTGCATAAATGTTTTTACCATATAAAATTTTCCTTGTGATAATCTATAATTTTTTTCAATTCAGAATCAAAGTCTGCTCTAGGTTCCCAACCTAAATTTCTTAGTTTGGAGTCATCGAGAGAATATCTTACATCTCCTCCAGGTCGTGTAAAGTGTTCTAAATATTTTTCTATGTTTGTATCGCCAGTAGTCCACGTTATAA